GTCGGTGAATACTCTATAACATCAGACACTCGCATTGCAATACACTCTGCCATTGTTAGGGTTATATACAAGCTTGATTGCAATAGGTGTCTTGTTGCTGTATTAGAGTTTGCTGCAGCTAATTTTTGCAGTCCTACTAAAGCATTTTTATCTGGTACGCCTCCGTCTCTAGCCTCGTTTAAGCCAGTGACATCACGCATCATTTGTAAGTAATAATTGTAAGTGCTTATAAGCGCGCTTATCTTATTATTACCTCCGTTTGAATTAAGTTCCGTAATAGGTAATCGTCCGCGGTTCATATCACCGTCTTGTGTCATAGATCTACCAATTACACTACCTGTTTGAAAGTACATGTTAAGCGCTTCCTGCGGATTGTAATTAGTGCCGTTACCTAAATCTATTTCAGCTAAAGCATCGGCATCTAAGTAAACACCATCAGGTACTACTCTAGATAATACTTGCTGTAGCTTTAAATGCGTAAGCTGAATCATATCAGCAAAGTTAGTCATACGACTTACTAAGCTTTCAATACGACCTTCATACATACGCGGCGCGCAGATAGCATAGCTCATTTGAGCTTTTGTTGTATCTGCTTTTGGTCTTATCATATTCTTTTTAAGCTCCCACTTTAAAAGCTCTTTACTACCAATTACTTTAGCGCCTTCGTAAATAACCTCAATAGCTCTGTCTACTTTTTCAAAGTCATCAGAAACTGGAGGATTAAACGTATCGTTTTTCTCTATAGCTTTACTGCCGCCTGTAGCAGTCTTTTTAATTTTGTGAACTTGATTAGCGTATGTTTTATACTCAAAGTATAATACTGTTGCTGTATTGTCTTCGTCAGCTTTAGAGTTATAAGCAGTATTACTATAAGAAGAGTTGTAGCCTTTATAAGACTCTAGCTGCTCATCAGTAAGCTCTGGAAATTGTTTTTTAAGCTCATTTAAATAAACTTCTTTTACTTCACCTACATAATATATGTCTTCAAAGTAAGGTGAGTCTGTGTTAGAATAAACTAAATCAGCTGGGTCTACATATTCTACTTTAATACCTTCTGCTTTATTAAAAGAACTTTTAGCAGCAGCAATACCTATAACTGTTAAATCGTTATTAACTCGTCTAGATATAAGCTCGTATTTGTTTTTATCAAAAATACTATTAATAGCTTCTTCTTCTGCTATTTCTACAGACTGTTTATAATCAAGCTGCATGTGCAGCTCTAATTCTTCTGTAGACTCAGGTAATTTGCTTTGATCTGTTTGATATATATCTATACCTAGTTGACCAGCTACCGCGTCATTAAAAGGCTTAGCCTGCATGTCTTCAGCTATTTTAGTAACGTAGTTTGTGCGCTCTTGTATTGACGCTGGATCTTGAGAGTATGCTTTAATGTCGTAAGATCTATCAGCCATACCGTTAACAACAATGTCAACAAACTTTGGTATAATAGGTACTGGCTTCCAGTCTAAGTTTAAATAAGATAAATCACCGTTAATTGATAATTCATCTTTATATTTTCTAACAGACTGTTCTCCTCTAGCGTATAGTCTTAATGAGTGAAATGATTGTTTTGACGTTGAATATCTACCTGATCCATTTTTACCGTCGTAACCATCTTTAGTATTAAACCACTCATGCTCTATAGCTCTACCAACCTTAGCGCCGTACTCTGCACTCATCTTCTCTAAATCACTAACCGCTTGGCTGGGAAAAGAACTCTTTATAGCTTTATTAATCATTTATTTTAAATTATTTTAGATCTTGATCCTTTATTATCGTACCTTTTAATTCCAAGGTTTATACTTTTAACTTGTCTTTCTTGGATTGGGGTATAAAGGTTTTTGTTGCAAGCCATTACAGCAAGCCCTGAACTTATTGACGCATCAAACTTAGTTCGGTTGTTTATATCAAACCTTGCCCAGTCTTCTAGTGTTCTGTTAAAATACATATCACCGCAGCCATTACTATTAAACCCTACGTTTTTTTCTATATAAGATTCTATAGCAGCAGCGTGTGACTGCTTCATGTCTTGTGAAGAGTTAGGTACACCACCTATTTCTTTTTCTGTTACAGATAACTTACTGTAAACCTTGTCGGGCCTGTTCATTGAAAAGCCTCTATAACCTCTTCTTTTAAAATGGTATAACAGTCTTGGTTTATTATTTTCTGCTAGTATTGGCATGCCGTAAAAAACACAAGCCATAAGTACATCTTCAAAAAATATCTCAGCTGTTTGTGGCCGAGCAACATACTCTAAAAAAAAGCTATTAGCAGGCGCTTCTTCCATTGAATATTTAGTAAGCCCGTGTAATGCTCCGTTAGATCCTATACCGTCAACTGTACCTGATATATCGTAGCTGTCACAACCAAATGCTCCAACGTGTTCATTACCAGGAAACTTAATACCATTTTTAAGTCTTATTCTGTTTTGCATTTCTAGCTTTGGTACCCAGCTAACTTTAAACCTGCCATTTTTATTAGGCATAAATTCTACAGTGCTATCTTTAACACCGTCTTTCCATTGAAACGAACCTAGCGTAACAAGTGATGATCTAGTTATATCATCGTTGTAATCTATTTGTTCGTATATTTTAGTTAGATTAAAAAGCGATTGTTTTGCTTCGTCTCTAAATGCGTGACTTTCTGTACGTGGAAACTGTCTGTAAAATTCGTTTAAACCGTCTTGATCGTTTTTTAAACCTTCTACTTCGTTATCCCAGTACTCTATTACTCCTTGTTCGATCTCGTCGCCATACGCGTTGAGTACCGGTTTGTCCGGAGTGTCGAAGACAGGTGCTCCATACATATCAATATATCCTTCGTAGTTCCATTCCATAGGTATGAACAAAGAATATAATCCTGAGCTAGTCTGTCCATTGCGGTTTCTTTGTGTAATATCTGAGTCATAATAAAGCTTTTTAAAATTGTCTCCACCTTTATCTAATGAGTTGCTTGTTGAACCCATCATACACTTTCCAATAATTCTACTACCTAATCTTAACGTGGTCTTCGTGACACGCCAGTTGTTGAGGATGTTCGTTGGACGTTCCCATTTACCGCTTTCGTCGTGGACGAGTAGTTTGAGTTTCTCACCGTCGTACGAGTTGTCACCGGTGTTCTTCCAGTCGATCGTGGTGTCAAGCCCGTCGAGTTCACGTAATGATTCGTTGGTCTCGAGCTTCTTACGGGTGTACTTGGTCGCGGGGACGCGATAGGCAAGTTCGGTCTTTGGTCGATCCATACCGTCCTGAATCGGCTTGAAAAAGAACGGGTAATTGACTGATATCGGTACCACCTTATCTGTGAACATCTTCTTCGCATCAGGTCCACTCTTTGATAAAATGCCATATCTGGAATCACTTGATATGGTTGCCAGGTTAACCACCTCGCCTGATGCCATAAAGGAAAAGCCAGATCGTCTATTCTTAAGGTAGCACAATCCATAGGATCGTACATCGGCCTTACATGCCTCCCAAAAGATGTAGAATAATCTGTTTGACTCGCGAAAGTCTGGTTGACCGACATCAATTTTACTCCACTGCAAGTACATATAGTGAGTACCAGTAAGGTAAGTAGCAACATCTTTGTTGTAAAACCAAAAACCTTTTTCTCTATAAGTAAATTCATTATCAATGTAATCATACCATTGTTCTTTAAATTCTTCAGGATATTCTTCCCAATCAAATACAGATTTTATTCTTTGAAGATCTTTAGGATATTCGGTATGTTGCCAAGAGTTAGATTTAAATTTTTTTATATCTACGGGCTTTGGTAATGCTATTTTAAGGTTTTGTATTTCATATACTTCACCTATCTCACCTGTTTTAGATATAACAACCATATCGTATTCTTTGTTATATCCGTACTCCCACTTTTTGTATCTATTTTTATTTTTTAATACCTTAGCTTTTATGTGGTCTTTTAGTATTTTTACTAGAGTTTGTTTGTAACTCATGTTGACCTACCTTCAGCAAAGCCCTTGAAAGTTTTTTCTTTAGTTTCTTTTTTAGGCTTTTCATTTAACATTTCTTCTTCAAGCTGTATTCTTGTTAGTATTTCAAACGCATCGAATATAGCTAGCTTTTTAGTAGCTGCAGCATTTTTAAGC